GCAGTACTAGAAATTGGAGATTTGGAGTTTCTAACATATGTTGGAACATTATAACTAGACTCTCTTGTGAATCTGGAACCAGATGTGTTTTCACCAGAAGAAATAATGTCTTGTACCATCGTAATGTTGGTATTTGTCATATCAAACTTAATGTACAAGTCTCTAAGACCAACTACATCGTTAGAATGTGGAATGGCTTGAACTTCAACAACATTATTCGAAATGTTTGTAGAAACAATATTTACAGTATCTATAAGAATTTCACCAATGTCATATTTGACCGTGCCGGCGTTTCGTTTGATGATATTTGGAGTGCCACCATCAGTATAAGTGAAGAAGAACAGACGACCACGTTTCTTATCAATCACTTCGTCTGCCATATAGACGACATCATTGATTCCATCAATCTTGAAACCTGTAGAAACGATGTTATACGAGGATTCTGCAATGTGGAATTGATTTCCAAAACAAAGTTCATACTGAGCTTGTTTTCCAAGTTCAGAAATGAGATTTCTTCTCATTTTGACTCTGGTAATGTTAGAAGTGACAGATGCGTCAGAACCATCAATCAAAGTTTGTGTTCTACTATACTTAAATCGACCACCAAACTTGTTTACATCAATAGAACGCGAATATTGAGTCAAAGTGCTCGATACAAGCGTTTTCAGTTGGTTTGGATCATTGCTGAAGTTTGTGTTATAATAAACAAAGGAGTCCAGTTCAACATAAAGGTACTTCAGATCGATAAATTCGGGTACAATACCCGCAACAGCGTAACTTTTCAGTTTTTGGACTAAATCACGTTTGGTGAAGTCAGACAAAAAGTCGCCATTTCTGGGTTTTGCAGAAATAAACACTTTTCCGAACCTTGGAGGTGTTAATTCTTCTCCACCATACGCAGAAACGGACTCAATGTTCGGATAAATGTATGCCAGAATGCCTTCATAGTCCGATGCAGTCACGGCTCGGTACTGAGACGAGTAAATTCTTGGTGCGTAGTACTTAATTGACGAAATTGACTCAATATCGTCTCCATCGCGTGCTGGTTCGTTCGTCGTAACCAGAGAAACTGCGGATGGATCAATACTTCCACCGTCTTGATTGATCAAACGACCAATAAAACTGAATTGTGACGCTCCATTTCCTTCACGGCCTGATGTCGTGATGTAAGTTGCAGAAACGTAGTTGCCATTTGACAGTTTTTTACCGATAATTCCGTCACCAAACAGAACTTCGTACCTTTCATCTTCAATTTCTTGCAATAAGTACGAAGAAGAGGTCGAAGTGATACCAATAATGTTGTCAATACCCTTATAAGTGACTGCGACATTCGCATTTTCGTCAGTTTTGACCTTAACTTGAAGAGTTTCCGTGTCAATAAAGGAATTATTGAGAATATATCGTTGATTATAGAGAGCAGAATCCGTCGTAAAGTTCTGAGTGACGAATAATCCCTCATAAATTTCAATATTTTCGAATTTTGCGACACCATCGACGACATTTACCGTGATGTCTTCGGGAAGAGAGAAAATATAACTTGTATTTGCTGCAGAACCATTACAAACCAGACCAGCTTTCAACGTAGCTGTGACAGTTTCGGTCAATCCACTCAAACTAAATGAGACTCTTGCTCTTGCAGAACGACGAGAACGTGGAACATAACCGATATTACGTGCGAGAGAGACAACATTCTCTCTTAACGTCGCAGAATCAAGAAAACTTTCGTTCGCCGCCATGTTTGTGTTGTAGGCGGTGATGTATGTGTTATATGCCAACGCATCAATCAACACCGAAAGGTTAGACCCTTCAAAATCATAATCAGTAAAAGTCGTGTTCGACCTCAAATAGTCTCTAATAGACTCTTTGATCTGATCAAAATCTAAATTTACGTATTGACCGAAAGCCATTATACTCTAGCCGGGAAAAGAAGAACCTCTACTCTTTGAGTAGGAACAGGAAGACCGATGATATCGTACTCAATTGTTGCGTACATGTCGTTACTATCCGCATCAACCGTGACAGTAATGTTCAGATTATTGACTCTTGGTTCAAAATTGTTGATTGCTGTGGTAATTTGTTCTTTCAAACCCACAGCTTCAACAGAAGTATTCAAGTTGAACAGAGAGTCATTTACATTTGTACCAAAATATGGCACAAATGCTTTCTCACCAACCATTGTCAGGACGATATTCTGTACTGAACGTTTAATTGCATCCTCATTTTTCAACGAAATGATGTCATTCGTCACTGGATGACGTTTAAAAGACAAACTAATGTCTTTAAATGTCCTTGAAATACCTGCCACGGATACGAATCTGGTCTAACCTCTTTATATTTAGACAGAAATTAGAGCACTTGTTTACCTTCCGAACTATCTTCCTCTTCAATTCGTTCGATCAGTTCGTTATTGTTCTTATTTTTTGTCGTTTTCTTCAACATGTCATCATTATACACCTCTTGAATCAGTTTTTGATACTGATCATTCGCTAAATTGTCAAGAAAATCATTGTTCGGTGTCATTTTTTTCCTCCGTTTGGCGTTCTTTTGATGTTTTCCAAAAATATTCATCCTCACGACCCATACCAAGACGATCAAATCCATTCTCAACTTGATAATATTGAGTCGATACCTTGAAATCAGGCATCTTGGGTGTCTCAGGTGTCAAACTGTTATCATAGATACGCAATCGATTGTTTGGATACAATGCGTATTGTCCATTCTCAAGTTCAATCAGGTTATGTGACTTATGTTCTGCAGGATTTTCACTCGTAGCCCAGTCCACATAATCTGGATCATGATGATAATTATCTATCGTACAAATGTATGTACCTTTGACATTACCATGATCTCTTGTATAACACTCAAAGTCCATACTACCGATGAACTTCTTGTCCACTGAAACGACGCCGTAATCCATACAATTCCAGAATTGTAGGTTGGGTAGACTCATATCAGGTGAAGGGGTCTCAGGGTCCGCCACAAACGCACTGATGGGGAGTTTATCGTACATTGCTGCATACTCTGGTAAGTATGTCTCAAAATAAAAAGCGCGCCCAGGAATCGATTTCACCGATACCCAGACGCCCTTTACGAATTCTCCATGACCACTTTGATGATCCGTCAAATATTCTTTACGAACCCAGACTTCCTGTGAAGGAAGATTTGCAATCAAACAAGCCATATAAAGTTTTATGTCTTCTTCTATTTAATCATCTTCCATCTTGATTCGATAGACCGTTCGACGAGAAAAACGCTGATCCAATTTCAACTTCGCCCAATACAAACCAACGATCCATCCAGTAAACAAAACACCCTCAAACCACCCCATGGTGTTCCAGGCTTCAACTGCTGCATCCATGATTACTTACCTTGACCGCGATAGGGTTTCTTCGCTTTATTGCGAGATGTCGCGCTATACAATGTGTGTTTACCTTGTCCTTGTCGAGTTTTTTTCGGCGCAGACTGTACAAACACTCCACCACTCAGACCAACTTTAGACTTTGCCATCAGGACTCTTTCTCCTCTAATACATCAATGACTTTTACTTTATCAGGATCGATCGCACCTTCACGACCTTCATCAAACCACGTCGAAAGTTTTTGCAATGCTTCAAACTTTCCTTCCTCACTCAGAAGGGTCGAGAGTTCCCGCCCTTCATAAACCAACTTGAAACGTTTCTCAGACATCAGATCACCCTCGTCTTTTCGTGACCAACTCTGATGCGTGGATCACACCACGTCACGATACCTTCTTTCTTTGCATCGAGACAGAAACTCACATCCTCTCCACACATATCTTGGACATTCCCTGATTCGAACACCTGCATCTTCGGTGCAAACCATGGATACTCCAATCGTTCGAAGACACCGTGTTTGATCAGTACCCATCCAAAACCTGTGTAGTCTACAGTGAATGGTTTCTTCTTCCGACTGATACTCTCCACTGTTTCATGATTCATCACTCCGCCATTCTTTGCGAAGTCTTCCTCATCCAACCAGTGTGCAACAGATGTTGTGTGTCCATCCTCAGTTGCATACCATCCAGCAGCAATCTCTCTTTCATCCCCACTCTCAGGAAGTGCAAGATCCATCAGTTGCCAGAACTTATTCGTATCAAACACAATGTCACTATCAATCCACAGTTGATAGTCATAGTTCAGTTTACCATCCCATGGAATTTGATTCGGTCCCCTCAGAACATTCGCTCCGAGTACTTTGCATCGTGCAAAGTTAACCATTGAACTATAATCTTGAGAAATCTGAATCTGTGTGCCGTTCTGTACAAGATCAAATGCAAGTTGTACAAAATTTTTCAGAAAGATATAAGAACACCCACGACCAGGTAGGCAGAATACAATACTCTTACCTTTGACTCGTTCCTTGATCGCGTCGTAATCCCACTCTTCTTTCTGTTCAGTCTCTTTGGGAATAACTTTGAATCCTTTAGCCATAATTATGTGAAGGTTACCTCAACATCATACTGCAATATTTAGTTTTTGTCTACCGACCTCCATTGTTCGGTATCCTATACTCAGAGGGGTCATAGTTTGACCGTCTCCCAATCTTAGAAGTCCTTGGAGCAAATGTGGTGCGCGTGTAGTTGAACGCTAAGAGTCCTAATACGATCCTGGCCAGAGTTTTCATGGGGCAAAAATTTTTTAAATGGAAGTAAATAACGAGCGCGTTTTTGGTTCGTTGTAGGTTAGGGAAGTTA